GGTGGCGGCTTCTACGGCTACCGCACCTATGGCTACAACGGCCTGTACAGCGTGTTTGGTCTCGTGCTGATCGTGCTGCTGATCCTGTGGCTGACCGGACACCTGGGGCAGCTGGGATGAATGGACAGGCCGCCGTTCGACCCGCAGCGCGGGGCATTCTGGTTAATCGCCTTCGTCGTCGCCATCTATGGCATTGTCATCCTGGCGTTCGCTGGGGCATGCCTAATGAACGCCACCGAAATCGTAACGCGGGCCGATATCAGTTGCGACCCGCACAACCGGCTGATGGGTCTGCTGGCCGCGGCGCTCGCCGCGGCACTGACCTTTGCCGGCCGACCACCCACCAAGTGAGGAGATAAGTGATGCCAAAGGGAAAGAGTAATCCAAAGCTGGCAAAGAATATTCAGGGCGCGCTTAGGAAGTCGGGTCTTTCCGACACCAGCAGGGTCACGATCAGCCCCAGTCCGGCAAGGAAGGTCAAGCGCAAGTGACCACCCAGTTGAGTCCTCACTTTACTTTGGAGGAAATGACACTGTCGCAGACCGGGCAACGCTTGGGACTGGACAACACGCCGGACGAACCGGCGGTACACAATCTTCAGCTGCTGTGCGCCGTGCTTGAACAGGTCCGCCTCAAGCTCGGAGGCCATCCGATCCTGATCTCGTCGGGCTACCGTTCATCCGAGGTCAACGTAGCCTGCGGGGGATCGAGCACGTCGGCGCACATGTCGGGTCTTGCCGCTGACTTCACCTGCCCGCAGTTTGGCACGCCGCTCGACATCTGCGTCAAACTGGAGCCCGACATGGCGGCGCTCAAGATCGACCAGCTTATTTGGGAATACGAAGGCTGGGTGCATCTCGGCCTGACGGCGGGCGACCCGCGCTGTATGGCGATGACGATCAATAACTCGGGCACGACAACGGGATTCGCCTGATGGCCTATACCAAAGAGCAGGTCATTTCGTGGCTCGAGCTCATCGTCGATGGCACGGATTACGACGTTGCGGACGAGGAAGGACTGGCCCAGGCGGCGATCGAGTACATCAAAGCCACCATGCCTGTGGTTGAAGGTGACGACGCCTAGGCATACAGTAGGACCTTACACGGACACACCCGCCTAGGGTCCCGTTGCAGCGCAACGAGAGGACGCCTATGGCCGACAGTTTTACCTCCTCAATCAACCTCCGTAAGCCCGAGGTCGGCGCGGCCTTCGATTCGTGGGGCGGCAGCCTCAACGGCGACCTCGACCTGCTCGACGCGGTTTTTCTGGCCACCGGGCTCAGTACCGTTGCGGCGGCCGTCGGGCAGCCGTTCGCCGGGGTTCCCGGCGTCGGCCTGCGCATCGGCATCGGCAAGGTACTCAACATCGAGGGCCAGGCGCAGTTCAAGGACCCGACCACAATCACCAAGGTCGGGACTTTCAGCATGGATCAGATCCCGGCGGCGACCACGGTCGACCTCAAGTTTCCGGCCGCCGGCGGCACGATCGCCACCACCACCGTGCTGGCGGCAACGGTGCAGGCGGCCCATCCCACCGGCACGGTGCTGCAGGGCTACTACGGCAACACGCCGCCCAGCGGTTACATCTTCCTCGACGGCCGGACGATCGGCGATGCCTCGTCGGCCGCGACCAACCGCGCCAATGCCGACTGCTCGCGCCTGTTTCAGCATCTGTGGACCAACACGGCGAACACGCAGTGCCCGGTGCTGCCCAGCCGCGGCGCATCCGCCGCGGCCGACTGGGCGGCGCACAAGCGGATCACCCTGCCCGACCACTCCGGACGCACGATGGCGGGCCGCGACAATCTCTCGGGCACCAGTCGCAACGTCCTGAGCCCCGGCATAGCCAGCAGCACGACACGCGCTGCTGTAGGCGGCACGGCAACTCATGCGTTGTCGGTGGGCGAGCTCGCCGCGCACAGCCATAGCGGAGCCAATGGCTACAGTTTCGCTATGGCCAACGCCGGTACAGCCTATGTATCGGTCAACGGCGGCGGCAGCACCTTCATCGGCTACTCGTCCAACACCGGCAACACGGGCAGCGGCGAAGCCCACCAGAACACCCAGCCGACCATCGTCATCGACGTGATCATCGCGCTATGAAATTCATGTCTGTCCAGCTTCCGCCTGGTCTGGAGCGCAATGGCACTCCCTACGATTCAACGCGCACGTACTGGGACATGTCCTTATTCCGCTGGGTCAGTGGCAGCGCACGGCCGGTCGGCGGCTGGGTGCGCCGGACCACGGCCCCGCTGGGCGATCCCATCCGGCGCTTCTATTCCTGGCGCTTGAACGACAACACGCTGGGCACGCTGGTTGGCACCGAAACCAAGCTCTACGTCGACTTCAGCGGCGGATGGGAGGACATCACTCCGGTCGGCATCGTGCCGCCGTCGACCACTGTCGAAGGCGGCTACGGTACGGGACCGTATAGTGCGGGGGCCTACGGCACGCCGCGGCCGGTCGGTATCAGTGAGGTCTTTGCTCCGGACTATGCGTGGTGGTCGTTTGCGCAGTGGGGCCAGGACGTGCTGCTGCTGTCGAGCGAGGACAACCGCCTGTTCCGCTACGTCGCCGCGACGCCGACCACCAAGCCGGTTCCCCTGGCCGAACCGCCGCACAGTGATTCGGTCGTCGTCACCGACCAGCGTCACGTCATGCTGGCCGGTCCGACGATCGGCGGCACCTACTACCCGCACCGCATCTGCTGGAGCTCGAGCGAGAGCCTGACCGACTGGGACTTCGCGTCGGTGGTCAACACCGCCGGATTCCTCGATCTCACCTGCTCCTCGCCGCTGGTGTCCCTGGTCAAGGTGGCCGAGGGCATCCTGGCGTTTACCAGCACCGAGGTCTTTCTGATCAGGTATGTCGGGCTGCCCTACGTTTACGGGGCCAGCAAGCTCGCCGAGATGCCGCTTTACCATCCGTACAGCATCGCGACCTATGGCGTTGGCAATGCCCTATGGTTCTCGCCGCGGGCGTTCCAGGCCTATGTCAACGGCAACGTCCAGCCGGTCAATTGTCCGATCTTCAACGACATCAAGGCCGACTTCAGCCCGCAATGGGGACCGCTGCGGGTGCATGCTTCGCCGAACGGCAACTTCCCCGAAGTCTGGCTGTTCTGGCCGTCGCAGGACGCCAACGAGTGCGACCGCTACGCCATCTTCAACTACGTCGAAAACTGGTGGGCGTGGGGAACGCTCAGCCGCAGCGCCATGGTGGCGGCGGGCGCGCTCAAGCGCCCGCTGGCCGGCACCGTCGACGGCACCATCTACGAGCACGAGAACGGCTGGACCGATGCCGGCCTGCCACTGCTCGACCAACGCTGGCTCGAAACCGGAGCTCTCGGCATCGGTGGCGGCGAGCAGGTCGTGAACATCAAGCAGGCGCTGTTGTCGACCCAGGACAAATATCATGACCTGCCGCAGAGCGTGAAAATCCAGTTCTTCGGCCGCTATACACCGGACGGCAGCGAGCGGGTGTTCGGTCCCTACTTGCCGCGGCTCGACGGCTACACCGACACGCGAGTCAATGCCCGCGAGGCGCGGGTCAGGTTCGTCGGCAATGTCGACGCGTTGTTCGATGTCGGCTTGCTGCGCTTGGATGTCAGCCCAGGAGGTGGACGATGAATACGCAATTCCCGTCAGCTCCGGGTTCCTACTCGCCGAGCTTCGTCAATCAACTCCTGACGGCGTTGACCAGCTACTTCAGTTTGGCTGTGTCGAAGGACGAGGAGACGTCGCGCGTCATCCTGCGCTCGCCCAACGGCACCAAGTACGACGTCAAGGTGACCGATGCGGGAGCGCTCACCGTCACGCCGACGACCAAGGTGCGGGCATGATGACCAACGGCGCAAACCACGAAGACGAGCAGGTGAAGGCCGGAACGCTCGCACCAGTCTTCACCAAGCTCGCGCCGACCAACCAGGACGCCATCGCCAAGGTCGAGCAGTTCTGCGACGAGCTTTTAAAGCTGCCGCAGATCCCGTTCGTCACCGAGCACATGCTGCACGGCGGGATCTACACACGGACGATCCGCCTGCCCGCCTTCACCGCCATCGTCGCCGTGCTGATCAAGGTGCCGACGTCGCTAATCTTTGCTGGCGAAGCCGACATCTACACCAACGGCGACCTGGTCCGTGTGAACGGCTACAGCGTCCTTCCGGGCTCGGCGATGCGCAAGGTGGCGGCGGTGACCTATAGCCCGTTCGCCGTGTCGATGATGTTCGCCACGACAGCCAAGACAGTCGACGAGGCCGAAAAAGAGTTCACCGACGAATACGATTTGCTGGTGCCGCTGTCCGAACAGGACCGCCACACCATCCTGATCACAGGAGAATAGACAATGTCAGGCGTTATCGCGGCAGCAGGCATCACGGCAGCCGCCGGCCTCGGTGGCGCACTGCTCACGCCCAAAGGCGGCGGGACGACAACCTCGACCCAGACGCCGCAGGTCGCCGAGTGGGTCAACCAGGGCGCGATGCAGAACTACGGCGACATCACCCGTGCCTCGTACGACATGCCGGGGCCCTATCAGGGCAGTCGTGTTGCAGGCCTCACGCCCGAGCAGGAAGACCTCATCAAGCGAATGTACGGCAACGTCGGCTCGACCGATGCGGCCTATGATACGGCGTCGGGCGTCGTCAACGGCCTGACGGGATTCAATTCGGGACAGCTCACGCCGCAATACTTAAAAGACACGAATCTCAACCCGTACATGAATCCTTATACGTCCGCGATTATTGACCCCAGCATGAAGCTGATGGAGCAGTCGCGCCAGCAAGCGCTCAACCAGATCGGCGCACAGGCCAATCAGACCGGGGCTTTCGGCGGCTCGAGGCAGGGCGTCAGCGAAGGCGTGACCAACGCGCAGGCGGAACTGCAGAAGGGCAAGTTCGGAGCGGAGCTCTACAGCCAGAATTTCTTGAACGCCCAGAATCAGGCGGCCGGCGACATCAGCCGCAACTGGCAGGGTCAGACCGCCAACCTGGCAGCCCGTCAGTTCGACGCCGGCTTCCAGGCCAACCGCGCCGACCAGCTCGCCAACCTGGCGCAGGGCAAGCAGCAGTCGTTCCTGGCCGGCGTGCAGCCGGCCCTGCAGGGTCAGGGCGCGCTGCAGCAGCAAACGCAGAACGAGCTCGATGCGGCGAGGAAACTCTACGAAGAAGAGCGCATGGACCCGTACAATCGGGCGATGCTGCGCGGCCTGGCGCTGTCCAGTAACGCCGGCCTGGTGGGCCGCGGCAGCGAATCGGTCACGCCGACCGGGACCTCGACGTCGCCGCTGATGGCGGGGCTGGGCACCGCCAGCACCGTGGCCGGGCTGTTCGGGACCTTGGGCAAGGCCGGTGGCTGGGGCAAGGATGATCCGACTAATGGTGGCGTGGTGTAGCCATGGCCGCTCCGTCGATCCTGTCCACCATCATGCGCGTCGAAAGCGGCGGGCGTAACGTCACGCAAGGCAACATCGGCGACATCAACAACCGAACCGGCGACCTGGCGCAGGGTTTCTATCAGATCACGGGCGGCACCTGGAACGATTTTGGTGGCGGCAAGACAGGCCACACGTCGGCGATCGATGCGCCCTATGGCGTGCAGCTTCAGGTCGCCCAGAACATCCCGGTGCAGCGTTGGGGTCCGACGACGCAAGAGGCCTTGAGAAGTGCAGGCTACGAGCCCAAGCCCGGCGAAACGCTCGGCCAGATGCTGGCGCGGTACAATGAAGACCCGACAAAGACCCGGCCGGAAGACGTTGGCGGCAGCAGCGACGGCGGCACGACGAAGGCTCCCGACACGGGCCTGTTAGCACTCGACACCAGCAAGCTCGATGCACTGCGGGCTGAGCAGGCGGCCACCGCCGCCGCGCAGGCGGCGGCAACCAAGGACAAGGAACAGGACCAGGCGTTTGCTGACCTGCAGAAGACCGGGCTGGGCCTGCTCGCCGAAGGCCAGAAGGTGCAGCCCGTGGCGGCGGCTCCGCCGCCCCTGGCGGACAGCGGGCCGGCAGCAGTGCCTGCGCCTTACGAGTTCGCGACCGAGATGCCGGACTTTCAGAAGATGATGATGCAGCAGCGCCTGCAGCGGAGAGCGTGATGGCCGGATTGCTTGACCCTGACGATCTCCAGCAGCCCTACGGCACGTCGCTGACGCCGACGCCCGTGGTCAGAGGCAACCTGCCGCCACCCCGCCCGATGCCCTATCTCGGAGCCGGCGGGCGCGAGGTCGAGCCCGAACTGAACACCACCCAGCCCTGGGGGCCATATCGGAATTCGCTTCCCGGGCTTGACCGCAACACGGTTGCGCCGCCGGGGCCGCAGTCGTCTGCGCCGATCACAGACGATCCTCGCGCCACCATCCTGGCGCTGTTCAAAGCCTATGGGTTGACGTGATGGCCGGACTTTTAGACGACCTCCCGAACTACTGGGGCGACAACACCACCAAGGACCCGGGCACCGGGCTCACCCAGGCCGACCGCCGCGACCCGTTGTGGGCGGGCCTGATCCAGGGCGGCATGGGCCTGCTGGCCGCCGGCCAGGACATCACGCCCGCGGCGCGGGCTCAGATGATCGCCCAGGCCGGGCAGACCTACGGCGGCATTCCCGGCGCGATGATGGCGCAGCGCTCGGCGGGAGCTCAGCAGGTCCTGCAGCAGCAGCAGATCAAGGCGGGTCAGTCCAAGCTGGGTGCGGCGGAGCGGCTGGCGGCGCTGGCCAAGTCGCCGGAGTTCCAGGCGGCAGCGGCCAAGCTCGAGCCCGAGGAGCGTATGCTGCTGCAGGCGGCTCTGGATGCCGGCGACATGGCGCACGCCACGTCGATCCTGAGCGGGGCGAGCCGGGCGCGGACAGCGACGGCAGAGACCGCGCGGAAGGATGCGCGAGACGACGCCAAGGACGCCGCCAAGGCAAAGGCCGAGGCAGCCAAAGAGGGACGTTACAAAGGCACTATTGAACGCCTGCAACATCTCGACAACCTGGAACACGAGCCTCCCGGCAGTCAGAAATACTGGGCGGCGTGGGAATTCCTCACCCAGGACCAGAGGAATCCTGACGGCACCGTCTCGGGCAAGATGGATCTGGAGAAAGCGGGATTCGCGCCGCCATCGTTCAGGGGGCCGATCCCGAAGCCGCCCGAAACCGACCCCAATGCACCAAAGCCGGCAGCCGACCCCAACGCACCGAAGCCGCCGCCCACAGCACAGAACGCCGAGGATGTCGGCTGGGCGCTGGACCAAGGCAAGGAAGTCGTGCTGGCGGATGGCACCGTCGTTACCAGGCTTTCACGCGGCGGATTGAGAATCCAACCGCCCGACTCCGAGATGCTGGAATACCCAGACCAGAAGTCTCAGCCGGTACGCACGCCGCAGAAGGACATGCACGAGCCCGATAAGGTGGCGCTGGGCACGTTCAGCACGGGACTGACGAACATCGACAAGCTGGAAAACGAACTAAACACCAGGAACATTGTGCTTGGCCCCGGAGCTCGCTTGGTAACTGCCCTGCTCGGCAATGATTCTTTGAATCTATCAAATCCCGAGGGCACAACGGGACGAGCGCTGATTGCCAGTCTGACGTCTGAGAAGATCAAAGCGCAGTCAGGCGCAAACGTCACCGAGGCGGAGTTTGCCCGGCTCGACAAATACCTGCCGAAGGATGGCGACTCGCTCCCAGTGATACGGGACAAGCTGAAACTGCTTAAAGAAGAGATGCGGCAAGTGGCTAGGGACCGCTTCAAAACCATAGCTCCGGGGACAAGGATGAATCCGGAATGGCGGCAGCGCTTTGGCGGCGGCACAGCAGCCGCCGACACCGGCACGAGCAAGAAGGAATGGAAGATCGGCGACAAGTGGACCGACCCGGCGGGCCGGAAATGGGTTGTCGCACCTGACGGTAGTTGGAAAGGCGACGACTAATGGCAGACCCTATTCCCGATCCGCCGGGCTACAAGCGCGAACCGCAAGTGATCCCGTCGCCACCGGGCTACGACGACGACAAGGCCCGGCTGAAGCCGATCGACATGGGTGACCTTCTCGCCAAGGCCGAAAGCCATGGCGTGGAAAGCGTCGATCGCTGGACGACCTCACGCATTCTGAATGCCGCCACACAAATGGCGGCAACGGGCCGGTCGATTGGCGACATCAATGAAGCGACTGCCCGCTTTTTGGCCAAGCATGCCGGCGCTGGTGAGAAGTGGCAGAATTATATCGGCGCAGCCACGAGACTAATCAGCACTCTCCCGTTTGCGGGTCTGACTTATCTGCCAACCGGCGAGGAGCACAAAGAAGCCGTCAAGAATGTCACTGGCTTTCAAGAACAGGGTGCTAAGGATGTTGCCGGCATCAAGGGATCTGGTCAGGTAATCGACAAGGCAACGGAAGCCGGTATCGCTTCCCTGCTCACGCCGACTGGCAGTGGGCAAAGCATCGTCCGCAATATTGCGCCTTCCGTTGTTGGCGGTGCAACGAGCGAAGCGATTGGCGGACTAGAAGGCATTAAGAACACGCCGTTTGAAATTCCCGGCCGCATCCTTGGCGGTATCCTCGGCGGCTCGGCGACAGGTGTTGCTCAGAACCTCGCCGGCAATATCGGCCAGGGCGTGCGCAACGTCGCGCGCAGCGACGTCGAGGCCGCCAAGCAGGCGCAGCGCATCATCGGGCGGGCCGTGCAGCGCGATGCGCAAGGCTTCCCGGTTGGTGAAAAGCTGACCTTTCCCGAGCTCGCCGCCCGGCATGCCGACTTCCCTGAGGGCACGCCGTTGGTCGCGGCGGGCGGTCCCAACCTGATCGGTGCCACGCGCGGCGCATATACCGCGCCCGGTCCGGGCCGAGCCGTCATCGACAAAGCGACCAAGGATTATTTCGAGGGAGCGGATACCCGCGTCGACAATGTGCTCGACCGGATTTCGACCAACCCCTCGGTGCCTACCCGCGTCGCCCAGCTCGAGGCGGAAGCGAGCAAGGCCGGGCCACTCTACAAGACAGCCGGTGTGGTCGATGACCCGCAGACGATCCTGCTGCGCGGCACCAACGCCGCCGGCAAGCCGACCGTTACATCGTCCGGCCTAGCGTTGAAATCTCCTGAGATGACGGATTTCCTCGAGGCAAGTGGCTACGCCAAACAGGCCATCAGCCAGGCGAGGAAGCTGTCGGGTTTCAAGGATCTTCCGGCCAACGACATGACGATGGTCGACAAGGTTTACAAACATCTGGGCGGCCTCGAGCAGCAGGCGGTTCAGAACGGCAACAGCCAGGTGGCCCGAGAGATCGGCAACGAACGGCGCAAGCTGCTGGACCTCATTACCAAGGAAAACCCGGACTATGCGGTTGCCCTGAAGACCTACGGCGACCCGATGAAACTGGCGGAAGCCGCCAAGGCAGGCGAGGCTGCAGCCAAGCGCAATGTCAGCCCTGACGAGATGACTCAGATCTATCAAGGCCTGCCGGACGAGGCGCACCGCGCCGAGTTCCGCGGCGGCTATGCCAGCGCGTTGCGCGGTCAGTCAGACGCGACTGACCGCGCATCGGCTGCCGAACGCATCTGGAACAGCACTACCCAGAGGGAAAAGGTCAATCGGATGGTAACGCCCACCGAGGCGGGACCGAGCAACGTCTTTAGGACGATTGACACCGACCTGGAGAACGAGAAGACGGCAGCGCGGGCTCTGCGTGAAGTTACCAAGGGCTCGCAGACCGGCCGGGTTCTGTCCGAACTCGCCGACAATGCCGGCGTGGATGTCGGCAGCCTGATCACTGACCTATCCAACAAGGGAATGCTGAAGACCATCATGGACAGGATACTGGCTAGCAAGATTGGCGAGGGCCGCACGGCGACGGTCAACGCAGAGATCGCCCGGATTGCCATGGAGACCAAGCCGGCCGAGGTCGCCCGCAACGCTCACATGATCGAACGGGCACGCGCTGCCGCCGAGCAGACGGCAGCAGCGCGGACGGCAGCGCCTCTTGTCGGCGGAACGCAGGGCCTGCTGAGCGGCACGCCTGCAGTCCAGCAGCCTGGCCCGGCCAATATCAAGCAGCCCGGTCCAGCCGACCGCCTCGTCGACAGCCTGCTGATGCGCTAAGGCGCGCTTTCGTTGAACAGTTTCAGGCTCTCCCGGCTGAAGCGTTCAGCCTCCTGAGCCCCCAGCAGCCGCGTCATCGCCTGCTTTAATGTCTCGCCCTCGCGCCAGCGCACGCCCTTGCCGCGGATACCTTTCAGTTCTGCGTATCTTGCTCGGCCGAGCTCATAGTTGAGCGCCAAGGCCCTATCCCTGTCGTACTCGGGCGGATAGGGCCGCCCCATCATGGCGTCCATGTAGCCCCGCCTGTGTGTCTGGAACAGCTCAGCGGGGCCGTTGTTGGTGACGCCAAGCGGGGCGTCGGTGTTGGCCATGGAGGTAACGATAAACGTTTAACGTTCGCGGGCGAGCGGCGACTCGTTGGCCAACGGTGATTCCGGAGGCGGTGCCTCGGGAGGCGGTGCGTTGTTGAAGTTGCCGTACTGCATGAACGTGATCTTCACGTCGTGCATGCTGAGCTGCAGGGCGGCTTGAATTTCAGGCCACAGCATATCGTCGTAGGGCGCAGTGTGGATCAGGGCGATAACGGCGGCGCGCAGTGCTTGCACATCTTGAGCGGGACTGGTCGAGGCCATGGGAGCTCCCTGGTTGGCGGGCGGAAAGCGTAGCACAAAAGGGAGGGGCGGCCGAAGCCGCCCCCTGTTTGCATCAGAACGGGATTTCTCCCAGGTCGATGTCTATGAAGTCGTTGGCAGGTTTCGACCGAGCCTCGGTTTCTCCCGCGGGAGAAGTCGGCTGCAGCACCTCTGCCGCCCGCTCAAACGAGTCCTGCCAGCCGCTCTTCTTGGCGGCCTTCCCCGGCTTCTCCAGCCAGTCGTCCAGCGCCGCTGGGCGAGGCAGAGCGGCAAAGGCATCTGCGGCCTTGGCAGCGTTGGCAGCGGCTCCCAGCCATTTCTGCAGTTCGTCCTGCCGTTTGTTCTCCTTGATCTCGGCCTTGGTGTGCAAGGTGACAGGCCCGTACTCGGCTGCAAACGCGATGGCATCTCCCTGGAAGTCTGGGTCGACCTCTTCGCGCGTCAGTCCCTTGATGGCCACGATGGGTCGCACCGGGCGCTCCCGCATGACGTCGGGGATGCGCTTGGCGCGCTGGCGCTGTTTATGGCCTGAAGCCCGCGCGCCCGGGGAAATGACACCCTTCCGAGGACTCGGAAGGGTGCGATTTGGGCGGTTTCGCCAAATCCAATCCACCGACGAGCCCTTAGCTGTCACGAGCAGCACGCGGGCTGCCGCCACATCCTCGCCCATACCGAGCAAGGCGGTGCGGTCGTTCTTGTTTATCTGCGGCAGGGCGTTGCGCTCGACCCAGGCACTGAAAGCCCGGTGATCCGGGTAGCGGTTGCGAGCTTCGACCAACACAGCGGCGAGTTCCAGTGTGCCCTCGATCCACTGCTCGCGGCCTTGGTAGGCCTTGTTACAAGCGGCGCGATAGCGCTCAGCCAGCGCATCGGCCACGATTTCGTCTGTCATCGTCCATATCCTTTTGAAAAAAGCGGGGCACCCATTGGGTGCCCCTGAGTTCGTCCCCTCGACGTAAGGCTACTCTGCGGCTTGACGCTGCGGCGTCGCTGCCGTCGCGAAGTGCGGAAATGCCTCGTTGACCCGCAACTGGATACGCTTGACCTTCTCGTCGCGCAGCCAGTGGTTGAAGGCCTTGATGACGTGGCCCAGCACCTGGTGTTTCTTCATCGACTCGACTGAACGCGCGTCGTCGTCCAGCACCTTGCGCAACGCCTCGATCGGGTCGCCCTCAGTCGGATCGTCCGCGACCGCCGCAAGGTCGTTCATGAAGTCGTCCAGCACGTCCTCGCCGTGCAGATCGAGGATCTGGTAGGCCGTGAATCCCGCCACGTCCTTGTGGGCGAGGACAGAAGCGGCCGCCTTGTACTCGCCGTTCATCAAGCGGGTGGCGGTCTTCAGGTTCTCGTGCTGCTGCACATAGGTCACGAACTCCATGGGCGACATCTTGTCCATGGGCTTCTTGGTCGTCGGCGTGAAGCAGCCGTGTTCGTACTGCAGTGCCATCGACACCACCGTGGCCATATGCTTGGCCACGCCATTCAAGCCCGCCGTGGCCAGAGCATCAGCGGCGGAGCGGCCCTTGCCGGCGTCGATGTAGGCGAACAAGGTCGGGTTCACGGGTACATCGGTGATGATGTAGCTCGGGAACGAGGCCCCCGACAGGTAGGAGGCCCACAGGCGATGGCCGGCGTCTTCCAGTTTGCCTTCTTTATTGATCAGGATCGCCTGCCCGGTCGCAATCCAGGTGCCGGCAATCATCTGGCGAGCGTAGTACTTGATCGTTGGCAGGGCGGGCTTGCGGTTGCCGCCGGTCGGGTTGCGCAGCAGCAGGCCCTCGGCGGCCTCCTGATCGACGGTCACCCAGCCGTTCGTGAAGTGCAGCGGACGCTGCGGCTCGGTCGCCCGCCAAGCCTCGAAATCCTCGAGGAGCTTGGCGAATGACTGCTGTGAAGCAGTCGCCAGGTCGAGCTTGAAGTGCGGTACGAATACCATGACAGGGTCTCCCTGCTGCGCTTTGCATGGGACAATTCCCAGCGGCATGACCAGCGACGGAGAGCCTACGCAAATTCTCCCAACCCTGTCCACAGAAATCTACGCAATGCGTAGGCGGTATCCTGATACCTCAGTTGTACGGCACAACCATAGGTTTAAGAGTTAAACCTTTATTCCGTTACATGTGTTGTAACGGAATAGGGCTCAGCGGAACAGGTCGGGCTGATCGGACGGTGCGGCGACTTCGGCAGTGCGCTCCGCCAAGGGCACGAAGCGCCACACCGTGAACAGCCGCTCGTTGGGCGGATGGATCTTTACCGTGCCGCTGTCTTTGACCAGTCCCATGTCGCGCAGCTCGGCGACACGGGTACGCACCGTGCTCGGTCCCCAGGTCGGCAGCGCCCGCATGGCATCCTCATGGCTGAAGCCCGCCGCGCCCATCGAGATCGCGTAGCGCAGGACGATCTGCTGGCGTTGGTTGAGACGTTCATAGATGCGTCCGGCCGCCTCGATGCTGGTGGCGGGATCGTCACGCCGGAACATGCGCTTGAAGTCGTCAGACATTGTCGCGCTCCTTGGCCATCTGGCGCAGTCCCTCATCGAGCTTGCGGTGGCGTTCCTCGATGGCGTCGAGGCGGCGCTTCAGTTCGGTGAGCTGCGCTTCGATGCGGTCGAGGAGGGCAAAGCTGGTGGTCAGCGGGCTTAATGGGTCAGTCATCGTCAGTCCTCCACATGCACGCCGTGGCCGGCGCACCACGCCTCGACGTAATCCAAGAGATCCGACATATCGTCCTTCGACAGCCACCGGGAGTGTTTGACTAGGCTCACCCGCTCATTCTCCAGGCCCAGCATCAGTCGCGGCGGATGACCTTTGACAATGTTCCATCCCGAAAGGAACAGGTCGTGCCAGTCCTGCTTGTCGAGCTTGTCGCCGGCCTTTTCCACGGGCATTGCCTTGGCGACCAGGCTGCATAGCGTCCAGAATTTCGAGCTCTGTTCCAATGTCCGTCCGGGTGCGCCGATCTTCACCACCCAGCCGTCAGGCGCTTCGGCAATCAGCTTGCAGGCAATGCGGCGAGTATGCTCGCCGCCCAAACGCACACTCGCGCCGTCGCTAGGCATTGCCTTTGATGCCCATGTTGTGCGGTTTAATGATCCCGGCATCAACCATGGTGGCCATGTCGCGCGCCCCATTTTTGGCCCAGTGCAACAGCTTCTCGCGATGCCCGGCACCGTGATGTTCGGCGACCCAGATACCCAGCAAAGCGCTGATCACCTGACCCTGCGCATGATTTGGTAAATGGTCGAGTTGAGGCTTTAGCTCACAGACAGCCCGCCAGATTGCGACGGTAGCTTCCGGGCTAAGGTCTTGCTTCATCACTGAAGCTGTGCGCCGGGGTCGCCCTCTTCCGGGGGAGGCGGGTCGGTCTTGCGGTTGTCGGTCCACGTCTCGATCGGCACCGGCTTAGGCAGCGGCGGCTTGCTCAGCATTTCGAAGGCTTCAAGCGCCGCTTGCGTCAGCACGCGGACCTCCGAGGCGGCGAACTTGCCCGATCCCATAGCTCTTCCCACTATTCCCGTGACGAAGATGTGCTTGTCAGTGTCGACGTTGCGCGGTGCGGCGGTCTGCAGCGGGGGCGGGGCCGGCCGTGACTGCGCCGCAGCCCGAGGTGCCGCCGCACGGGTGCCGTTGGGGCCGCTGTTGGCAAAGGTCATGGGCTTGCCGCCGGGCGGGGTCCACTCGCGTGTCTCGATGTCGATCGTGCTGTTCTCGCATCCTTCGAAGAGCGGCAGCAGTTCCGGCGAGACCGAGATGAACGACCCGTTGGTGAGCCGCAGCGAGCCGTTCTTCCGGCCGTCCTTAGGCGGATTTACGTATTGCACAGTGACTTGCATATCATCCTCCTGTCTTTGGTGTTTCGGGCAACGCGCACGCCTCGTCGACCATGCGGGTATCGCGACCGATGAGCTCCAAGCGGATCTTCATACTGAAGACGTCGGCGCTGTTCTTGATGTCGCGCAATTCGCTGTCGCTGTAGTAGTTCATGGTTTCCCCGACATTGACCAAGCGGGTGCGCAGGTCCTTGAGGTATGCGTGAGTCATAGGAGCCGCCTCGCCTTGGCTGCGCGAAGCGCGGCAACCATGGCCGGCTTGAAATAATATGAACTGTAATTTGAACTGAAGAGAGACAGCGCATCGTGCGCATCCTCGACCTTGGCCAGCAGGCTCTGCAGCGCGTGGGCGGTCTCGACCACGCGCTCCCACGCTTCATTGGCCGTCGCTTCGGCGATCGTGTAGCGCGTCCATTTCCTGGGCGAGCAGTAGACCAGTTCGAACGGCACGCCGAAGTGCCGGCTGTAGGTTGCGACCTGTTCGACATGGTCGGGGTCGGGTCCGGTGGTGGGGATTCGCCACGTCGTCTTGAGGTCGGAGCCCCAGCCCTTGTCGCCCTCTTTGCCTGCCCATACCCAGTCGGCGAAGCCGATCAGCGGCACCGCGATGCCGGGAATCTGGATTTCGACGCGGGCCTGACGCTGCAGCGGCACCGGGCTGTCGGCGAAGGCGTCACAGGCCTGAAACAGGAAGTTGTTGAGCGCTCCCCGCTCCTTGTCGGTGTCATCATTGATCTCGCCCTGACACAGTTCGTCCCATTGCGCGAACATCGCCAGGGTGGCGGTGTGCTTGTCGGAACCGAACAGCATCCGGTCCAGGCCGACTTCGACTGCAAGCCCGCGCCATGCACCGGGTCCGGCTTCGTCGGGTGCGCCCAGCATGTACTTGCCGATAAAGGCCATCGGCTCGTTGCGGAACATGCGGAGCTGCGAATTGGAAATGTGGGGCTTGAGACCAAGCCGCTCAAAATGATTGATCGTCATGTGTGCGGAGACTCTCCGAGAAGACGCACAGCATACAATCGGTCCTACGCATTGCAAGCGGCAGGGCGGCGACATAAATTTCCCGCAGTGTTTTTAGGAGTACACACACAGTGGATCGACCAATTTCGTTAGAGAAAGCCGTTGACGCATTCGGGGGATTCTCCGGTCTCGCCCGCACCATGGGCCTCGGCCTGTCGACCGTGCACGGCTGGGCGCGCCGCGGCAGCCTGCCGGTATGGCGGGCCAACCAGATCAGGGTGCTGGCACGCAAGCGGAAGCTTGACGTCTACGTTGTCAAGAAGAGGAAGCGCCGCAAGAAGGCGGCGTGATGCTGGCTGACCTGGAGTAAGATGCCGCTTTCCGGGAGAGCGCCATGGCCAACGAGCGGAGCCTCTACGACGAATTGCGCCGCAAGTGCTGTCGCGAGGCCCGGCTTTCCTGGGTGAAGCCGTCGCTGCGGCGGGCCGGTCCGGCGTGGAACGGCGCATATGCGATGCCCTGCAATCCGTTTGACCAGGTCGTGCGGCAGAAGAAACAGGCCGAGCGGCGGGCGCGGCTGCGCCTGGTCGGGCGATGAAGCGGTCCGAACACTCTCTTCAGATCGCCGTCGTCCATATG